ATTATTGATACCATGTCTAAATATAGATATTAATTTATTACTAAATGTCATTCTATCACAAAGTAATGCCATATGATGAGCATTTACATATGCTCCGTCAAACTCAAGAACCTCTGATAACTCATTATAAATACATTGCCTAGCAGCTTCCATACCTAATACATTAAATATTTCTGCTATATCATTGCTAATTGTTCTTCTTGAATCAATATAATCTAAGCCTAAAACTTCTAGAAGATTGGTTCCAATTGTATCAAGCACCCATATATCTTCCTTAGTAAACGCACCACCTTTTTCAACAAGATTATCTTTCACTTTTCTAAGAATAACTTTATTTATATTTTTAACACCCCTAAGAACAATACCATCTAGAAGTTGGTCTTGGAAATTCTTGAGGATATAAATTTGGTCGGATTGGTCCAAAGGATTAATTTTTACTTTTTTGTTACTTTTATTAGCAGCATTCTTTAAAATATTATTCATGCGAATTCTGAATACAAGTTTATCAGAGTTATAATCTGAATATACGCATGAAATTTCATCTTTATAAGTATTATTTAATGTAAAATTAACATCGTCCATAGTAATATTCTTTTCTAACATAATTTCTGGATCCATCTCCATACGAATAATCCATTTTGATTTTTCATTATCTTCCTCTCCAACATCTTGACCCATACATTCATCAATCATGCTTTCAAAATCGCGATATTGAGACATAGTTAGTTTATCTTCAACAATTAATGTATTAAGATCATCTGGGTCAAAGCAAATTGATACACTTGTTACTATTTCAGATAATTTTGTATGTTCCAACATATATTGGATTGTATTTGCCTTATCTTTATCAGTTTGTTCTTCTTCCTTCAAATAAACTGTTAGAGATGGATTCTTGATTGATGCAGATAGAGATAGAATTTCTTCAATTCTTGGCACACCACGAGTAACATTTGACTTAGAAGCAACACCAGCAAAATGGAAAGTGTTTAAGGTCATCTGTGTAGTAGGTTCACCAATACTTTGAGCTGCTATCATTCCAACCATTTCTCCAGGAGCCACTATTGCTCTTTTATATGTAAGAATAATTGTTTGTAATAATACTTCTAATGCCTTTTTATTAAATCTTTTATTAATCAATAAATCTTTTGGTGACAAATAATAGAAATATAATACTTTAAATAATTCTGTTGGTGGGGCAAATACGATGGTATTTAATTGTTGAAATGTTTTTTCAATCATCTCAAATGCTTCAAACATTGTAATATCCACGAGAGAATTTTTATTAATACCTTGCTGGCCAATAACATTCTGAATTATATACGCAAAAGCTACAGGGACTCTAACTACCTTTTCTGACTTATTATTAAATACATTTTTAACAATTTTATGACGATTATCAATTAGGAAGTCAATATATTCCTGACATTTATTTTTAAGTTGTTCTTCTTGTTTCTTTTGTCTAGTATATGTTGATTTAGTAAACATTCCAGATATTGCTTTTGATTTGGTTTTTTCATCAATAATAGCAAAATGAGAATATATGTCTTGAATACTCATATCAATTATAGGCAAATCTTGGTTCTCAACCTTAACAGTGTCAACAGAATCATCACCATATGAGAATTGGACAACTTTATTCTTATTTGTTCTAATAGTCATATCATAGTTAACCATAAGGTCTTCAAGACCCTTAATTAATCTTCTCTGAATATAACCAGTAGTAGAAGTTTTTACGGCTGTATCAATCAAACCAATACGACCACCCATGGCATGAAAGAATAGCTCTTGTGGTGATAAACCATTAATATATGAACTTTCAACAAATCCTCGTGCAATAGCAGAATCATCATATTTGGTATAATGAGGAAGAGTTCTATGTTCAAATCCATAAGGAATTCTTTTTCCATCAACATTTTGCTGACCTAAACATGCTGTCATTTGCTGAATATTAATCTCTGAGCCTTTTGAGCCAGCATTAAACATAACAACAAAGCGATTATCCTTGCTTAGATTTTTAAGAGCTTCTCTACCTGCTTCATTTTGAGCTTTATTAAGAATACTATTTACTTTTGTTTCAAATTCTTCTTCATTTGTTTTTCCAGAATTGTTCTCAAATACACCAATTTTTACTTGATCAATTAGATTTTTTACATCAGTTTTCTTTTCTGTAATGATAGAAACAATCTTTTCATTTGTGGCAGAATCAGTAATAAGGTCGCTAATTCCTACACTAAACGCACTTTGTTTCATGTATTCAGTAACAATATTTTGTAAATCATCAATAAACTGAGCAGCAGCCATATTCCCAAAATCATTACAAACTCTATGAATTAGACCCTTAGTTCCAGAACCAAGAATTCCTTTATCCATTTGGCCACGAATATATTTTCCGTCAATAATTTCAATAATATTATTTGAAGAATCTGATTTTTCTTTCTCACCATCAAATTGTTTATTTTTAACCTTTAAAGATAAAGGTGGTAATATTTGAGATAAAATTTCAAAGTTAGAAATACGTTCATTCTTTTTCTTATTCAATGTTTCAGGATTAATACGATTAAACATCATTAATAAATTCATAGCATCCTTTTGGGTAAAATCAATTTGTTCTCTAGTGAATCTATAAGACCCAAGCATAGAATCTTGATAAATACCAATAATGGATGAGTTGTTAGCAGGGCTGATAATCTGGTAAGGAACAGCTGCTAAATTTTTCAATTCAGACTCTGATTCAGGATCTTGAGGCATATGTAAATTCATTTCGTCTCCCGACGATATCCCCAATGTTTCCAAGGGGGCCGGACTGTATCTTAAGCAAGCTCTGGATGGCTAATCCTTCATCGCTCACCAACACCCGTTCAGTCTCTGAATGCCTTCCATAGTCTACCAAACGACTTTAGGAAGTAACACTGCGGATTGCCCAATTCTCTAACATTATTACCTTTGGGTTCGGCTATTAACCGAGTTCCCTCAAAATATTTCTATTAAGAGGTGGTAGTTAGAGACTCTAAGGGGTTTCCCGCATCAAGGTGTTTCGCCAAATGATTCTTTAAATATTTTATAAATTGTATTGCGTCTTCTTTACTTTTTTCTAAAGGAATATGAACTCCACCAAAATCTGCTTTACATTTTTCAATGTAAACATACCAACCATATTGCTGATTATTTCTATTTAAAGGTTTAATATATTTTTCAATATCATCATCAATATTTTTGATGTCTTTAAACCTTTCTGCTTTCTTATCTTTGAAATAATTAATCACACCATTAGACACTCTTTTCTTACTTTCATCACTATGAGTAAACACACTACCACCATTTTTAAGATTATATCCATTTGGATACAAGCTATTTAATTCTTTGATATAGTGTATTTCTCTTTCATCAGATTTTTCTGTTTCACAACATTCAATTAACTCAACCACAAAATCGTTTACACCATATTTTCGTATGGCATTATTTAAATAATGTGATTGGTTTTTCTTAGTTGAGAAAGCTTCTGAAATGTGACATCTAAATCTTCCTTCGTGTCCGTATGGTCTGTATCTGTTATGGTTCAGTATATGAGAAACAGCTTGTCCTACATATATCTTACCATTTGAGAGGTTAGTAATTTTATAAATTTCGCAATATCTTTCGGTTGGATTATCCAAAATCTCTTTTGATAGTTTTTGGTATTTTGATGGTTCCATTAATATTCCTAAATATTTTATATTTAAATAGTTTTATATTTGAATCATTTGACTATGGGGTTTCACGTTTTTAGCGCCCCATGTTATCGACAGAGAGTTTATCGAAATCCGCATTATATGGTTTTGTATCAGCAACATTCATGCGAAATGTATCTCCGCGTTTCATAATTTTGGCTATATGGCACATCATACTCATTCTGTGTAATGTTGGCTGACGATTAAAGAGAATAGCATCACCATCCATCATATGACGGTGAACAATATCTCCATCTTCTAAAACAATACTTTTTCTATCCAAATAACGAAGTGTAATATTTTGTCCATTTTTTCTTTCAAGTATCTTGGCACCAGGCCAAACATCTGGACCGTTTTGAACTAATTTTGTCAAGAATGCCTTATTGACTCTATTTACAACAATAGGTTTTGTTATATTTTTAGCAATTTTCATTGGAATACCTAGTTCTCTAATGGAAATATTTGGGTCTGCTGTAATAACTGAACGAGCACTAAAATC